GCCTTTTAGAAGGAATGAAAGAAAGAGAACAACACAGCATGGCTGTATTGTTAGAAAACCAAGCAAAACAATTGCTTGATGAGGCAACTCAAACTGGTACTTCAGCAGGTTCTGAAGAATGGTCAGGTGTTGCTTTACCATTAGTAAGAAGAATCTTCGGAGAAATCGCTGCAAAAGAATTCGTTAGTGTACAACCAATGAATTTACCTTCAGGTCTTATCTTCTTCTTAGACTTCAAATATGGTACTGCACAAGCAGGTAACCCAGAATTTAACGGTAAATCACTTTTTGGTGGTACTGGTAATACTTTTGGTAGAACTGATTCTGCTGTAAACGGTCTTTACGGACAAGGTAGATACGGATACTCTGTAAACGATGCTACTGATACTTCAGCTGCACTAAGTGTACCTACAACAGCTTCTTACGCTGAAATTGGATATGATACAGCTATCTCTGCATCAGCATCTGATAAATTAAGAAAAATTTCAATCGCTACATCTTCATTATCTCAAAATGGTAATGGAGCTGATTTAACAGCAGTTAGTTCATTCGTATTAACACACGCAACTGCATTTACTCAATACAATCATTTGACTGCAGTTAGTTCATCTGCTGGTGGTCAATATGTAGTATTCTATGTAAAAGAAGGAGCTAATGCAGTAACTAGTTCAATTGGATATACTGTAGCTTACTCTGTACAACCTTCAGACTTTAATAGAGGTGATTTCGAAGACCAATCAGCTAATGGTACAACCATTACTCCATTGGATATTCCTGAAATCGATCTTGAATTGAAATCAGAGGCTATCGTTGCTAAGACTCGTAAGTTGAAAGCAGTATGGACTCCTGAATTAGCGCAGGATTTGAACGCTTACCATTCAATCGATGCTGAAGCTGAATTAACTTCTATGTTATCTGATTATATCTCTTTAGAGATTGATTTAGAAATCTTAGATATGTTAAAAGCTAACGCATTGACTACTGAATACTGGTCAACTAACGTTGGTGAGGAATTAGTAAATGGTGCTTGGTCAAATATCGGTGGTGCATCAAATGCATACACTAAAAATGCATGGTATCAAACTTTGGGTATTAAATTGAACAAAGTATCTAACAAGATACATCAATTAACTCTTAGAGGTGGTGCTAACTTCGTAGTTGCATCTCCTGATGTATGTACTATTTTGGAATCAATTCCTGGATTCGTTGTAAATGCAGATAAAGATGCAATGCAGTTCGCTGCTGGTGTTACTGCAGTTGGTTCTATGAGCAATAGATACACAGTTTACAAAAACCCTTATATGACTTCTAACGAAATCTTAATGGGTTATAGAGGTAACAACTTCTTAGAGACTGGTGCTGTTTACGCTCCGTATGTACCATTGATTATGACTCCATTAGTGTACGACCCACAAAACTTTACTCCACGTAGAGGTGTGATGACTCGTTACGCTAAGAAAATGGTTCGTCCTGAGTACTATGGTAAGATTTACATCAAAGACTTAGCATCTATCTAAGGATAGCTGTTAGTTAATGAGGTAACTTATTAGTAACATATAAAAGGGAGGGAAGAAATTCTCTCCTTTTTTTATGCTTTCTCTTTTTTTGTTTCTAAACACTATTCTTTTGATTCTTAATATTTATAGGTAACGATAAAATAATTACTTATAATGGCATTAGATACATTAATATATCCCGGTTCATCTTCATTTGCTACTGGTTCAACACCATTTGGTATATACGATACCGATGTGGATTTTCAAAACGATGCTCCTAAAGTAGCACTTTGGTGTGCTAGAAGATTGGGTTATCCTATTCAAAACATAGAATTAATAGATGAAAACTTCTATGCCTGTTTTGAGGAATCGGTATCCGAATATGGTGCGCAAGTAAATCAATTCAATATTCGTAATAATTTGGATTCTGTTAAAGGTAAATCAAAATCAACAAATCTTACAAGCAAATTAGTTCAAGGTTCTAATCTACCCAACTTAATAGCAATTTCGGATGCTTATGGTACATTAGTTGGTGTTGGCGGAAATACTGATATTAAGAAAGGATTTATTGAATTAGTACCTGGTCAACAAGAATATAATTTAGATACACTATGGGCAGCTGTTTCTGAAAGTGGAAAACGTATAGAAATCGTTAAGGTATTTCAAGAACCAACACCAGCAATTAATAGATTCTTTGACCCATATTCAGTAAGTGGGCAAGGTACTTTAAATTTAATTGATGAATTTGGATTTGGTTCATACTCCCCAGCTGCACAATTTGTGTTGATGCCAATATTCGAAGACCTTCTTAGAATACAAGCTATTGAATTTAATGACCAGTTTAGAAAATCAGCATTTAGTTTTAACATTGTGAATGGTAAAATGAGAGTGTTTCCAATGCCAACTTCTCAAAATATAAATCTATATGGTAAATTATATTTTGATTATTATGTAAAGGATGAATTTACTGAAAATTCAACATCAATAACATCAAATGTAATTTCAGATTATTCGGATATTCCATACGATTTTATGGTATATAGTGGTATTAATGATGTTGGTAAGCAGTGGATTAGAAAATATACACTTGCATTAGTAAAAGAGTTACTAGGTGCAATTCGAGAAAAATATTCATCAATTCCAATACCAGGTTCTGAAGTAAGTTTAGATGGAGCTGCATTGAGAAGTGAAGCTCAGACTGAAAAGGAAGCCTTAATGACTCAATTAAGAGAAACATTAGAGGAGTTAAGTAGAAAAGTTCAATTTGAAAATCGTAATAATGAAGCTAACCAACATCAAGAAATGTTGAGAAAAGTTCCATTGGCAATATACATCGGATAATATGGCAAGATTTACATTAGCAAGAGATATAAAATTCTTTGAGAGTATATCCAGAGAATTGGTAGATGTAGTAATCGAAACTGCTGTGGTGCTATATAAACTTGTCATAGAGGATAGTAAGACCAATTTATATGGAGAATCTTTAAATAAAACATATTATCAAGGTGTAGAAACAACTGCAGTAATTGAAAGAGAATCTTCTACAAGTGAATACGAAGGATTTGGTTCTGATAAAAATCAATTAGTAGAATTCCGTTTTAACCGATTTACATTAGAAGATACTGGATTTTATCCTGAAGTTGGAGATATTATATTTCACAACAATGGATATTTTGAAATTGATAATGTAAGAGAAGACCAATTGGTAGGTGGGCAAGTTAATAATAAGTTTTCAATTATTTGTTCTACATTTATGACTAGAAGAAGTACAATTCAAACTGAAATGAGAATAGTATAATGGAAAGAAAAGAAACAAATAGAGCACAACAGCTACCAATAGATAAAGAATATATCAAAGGTGTCAAACTTATTGATGTTGATACTACTATTGCGGAATATATGACTTCAGTTGTTATTCCTGATTTGGAAGAAAATGGAAACGTATTAAAAGTTCCATTGATATATGGTAATGCGGAACGATGGGCAGGTGCTAGAAGGGATGGATATATAAGAGATGAACGAGGTAGAATTCAAATACCTCTATTGATGTTTAAACGAAACTCAATCGAAAGAAATGACTTAATGTCGAATTTTCAAGAGATAAACAAAATATCAACATATAAAAAATATTCTCAAAAAAATAAATATGAGAGATTTAGTATTCAAAATAGTGTAGCTCCTGTTCAAGAATTATATGAAATAAATGTACCACATTATGTGACAGTAACTTATGAAGTAATGATTTGGACATCGTTTACAGAACACATGAATAAAATTGTAGAAGCATTTCAGTATGCAACTGATAGATATTGGGGCAAAGATGATGGATATAAATTTAAAGTAAAAATAGACTCGTTTGATAATCAACAAGAAGTTGGGGCCGGTTCGGAGCGTGTAATTAGAACTACATTTAATATGGTAGTAAATGCTTATTTATTACCTGAAAGATATAATGAAAAGCCTGTTGTGAAAAAATCAAGAACAGTCAAAAGAATTACATTTGGTGTAGAAACTGATTTAACTGGAAATCTTTTTGTTAATCCAACTTTATACAACGAATACTCTCAAGTTATCGATTTTATTGCAGTAAGAGGTTCTCAAATGGCAGTTTTTGTAAACTCAACAACTGTTAAATTAATAAATGTAAGAAAACCAATATTACCATCGGAATTATTTGGTGTATATGATATAGTAAACTGGTTTAGGGTTTATATTAATGGAGATTTTATATCACCATCGTTATATACATACTCTTATAATGGTACTACAAATGAAATAATTTTTACATTTAGTGGATTGGGATTTGCATTAGATTCACAAGATGAGATTGCTATAACTGGAAAATTCCAAGAATTATAATATGAATATTAAACAACTTAAAAATATAATGAAGGAAATTAATGAACCAAATGAGTTTGAGTTATTTGCTCACGACTTGCAACATCCTTTTTATTGGATTTTTAAAATTGAAAAGGTAAGGGTTAAAACATTATTTCCAAAATTAGAAGGATTGAGGAAACCCTCTGCACGATTCGATGTTTTTATAAATGGATTATTTATATCAGATAATGATTATATTTTTGAACAAATAGAAAATGATTTTTATTTAAGTTTTAAAAGAAGTAATTTTCCTGAATTTGATAGATTTGGAAATCCATATATTATCGATGAAACGGATGAGGTTAAAATAAACGGAGATGTTGAAAAATTTATTAATTAATGAGTAGAGTAGTTCCAAATATTAATATAGACACCACACAAAAGTTGAGGGATAGAGCTGGATTTAAAGAATTTGTATTAAGAGTTAATACAGATACCTTTACATATTCACATAAACCAAATACTATTTCTTTAGAAAATCAAACATTTTTCACACTAACTTTAGAAAATAAAAGATTTATTTTTGATATATTAGAAGTTGATGATGTCACAGACTATGTTGATGTATATTTATTTGGAGTAAAACAACCACAGGATAGATATAATGTTGAAGTTGTTGGAAATAGTATAATTGTTACATTCACCGCTGATATTACAAGGTTACCAAATCAGGTATCGGCTGCAGATTTTGAAATAAAAGGTAAAATAGTAGAAATAGTATAATGGCAAGATTGATACCTCGTAAGCAGATTGAAGAACAACAAAATATTAGTAGTTCATTTTCAGTAGGACAAGACCTTATTGTAGGTAGGGATGTTGTTATATCTGGGTCTTTATTTGTTTCCCAAAGTTTTTTTATGGGAAACGATACCGGCTCACGTAATGAACTAACTGGTTCGGTATTTCTTACTGGTTCTTTGACAATAGATGGTGATTTATTTGTAGGAGCTCCTGATACTGTATTATCTATTAAAGCAAGTGGTTCGTTATCATCCGATGATACTCAACGATACGCTGGTATTCTTGCAAAAGATTTTGGTGCTAACCAACCTACATTATATGTTTCTTCAACCGATGGTGATGATACCAACGATGGTAGAACAATTCAATATCCACTTCGTACAATTAAGAGAGCAGCTC